AATGCTTTAGTTTATTCTAATGCTAGCTCTGCTGAGGTTTATGGTTTTGAAAAATACTATTCTCCATCAACAATAAATATTACTGTCACAGTATCATCTGTAGGTGGTTCTAATAAATATTTTATTGACGGAGTACAGCAACAAACTTTAAATTTATACGAGGGAAACACTTATGTATTTACACATCCCTCAGCTCATCCATTTAGATTTTCGACAGATAGCAATAATTCATCTGCTTACACAACTGGAGTGACAGTAAATTCATCAACGCAAGTGACGATAGTAGTAGCTAGTGGTGCGCCAACTCTTTACTATTATTGCTCTTCACACTCTGGCATGGGTGGTCAAGCTAATACACCTGTTCCAGCAAACAATAGTCTTAGAATAAGAACAACAAATCAAGGTGCAGATAATATATCTGCTACTGAATACGACAACTTTTCAGATGTTTTATTTAGTGCTAGCGGCTTTGTATTTAGCTTAAATGCTAGCGGAAGACTTATTGCTACAATCTAGAACAATAAATGTTCTAGTTTTTATTTTAGGTTATTTACTATAAAGGAGAAAATATGAGTACGATTGACATAGGAAAAATTAAAATAGTATGGAAAGGAGCTTGGGATAGCTCAACTGCCTATACTGTAGATGACGCTGTAAGTCACAGCGGCAATAGCTATATCTGTATCCAGGCTGGATCAAATCAAAACCCATCATCTGCTACGGCTTACTGGCAGATCATGGCTAGTGCTGGAACAAACGGAACAGACGCAGATCTTTTAAATATTGCAAGCACAGCTCAAGGAGATATTTATTATAACAATGGCTCAGCTATTGCTAGACTTGCTCCTGGAACTGCCAATCAAGTTTTACAAACTGGAGGAGCTAGTGCTAATCCAAGTTGGGGAACAGTATCATCTGACTATGTTTTACTAGGAACAACGACACCAACTACATTGTCGTCTGGTATTTCAATAGATGGTTATTTTTCATCTACCTATGACACTTATAAAATTGTTTTTAACGAATTTCTTCATAGTGACATATCAGGTAATAACTATAATTCAAGATTTAGAGTTAATATTGGTAATTCAGCACAATCTAATGCAGTATATAATAGAGGTTGGGCAAGGTCAGATGTATCTTCTGGTGGTGGGAGTTTATCAGCACAATCTTATAATTGGAACTCAGACAATGTAGTTTTTAATTATGGTAGTACAAACACACCTTGGGCTATGTCTGGGGAAATTATTATTTTTAATCCATTAGATACTACATATTATAAAAAAATATATGGCACAACTTTGGGAAGTTATGACAATAGCACAACTAATTTTGGTCATTTCTTTTGTTTATGGAAAGATACAAGAGCAATATCTGGAATAACACTTTTTTGTGATGCTCAAGTAAAAGCAAAACAAGTTAAAATTTATGGACTTAAATAAGGAGTATTAATTATGTCAAATGAAAATAAAAAATTAGTTATATCGCCAGAAAATCCAAGTGGAATTTTAGTTGATTTAAGTGATGAAGAAATCTCACAAAGAGAAACTGATATAACAAATGCTGAAGCAGAAAGACAAGCTGAAGAAACTGCTAAACAACAAAAAGCAGATTTAAAAGCTAGTGCTAAAGCTAAACTTATGTCTGGCGAAGCATTAACTGAGGATGAGGCAAATACAATCGTACTTTAATAAAAGAATTTTTAAAACTAATATAGGAGGTTTAGTCTTATGACTAAAGCTAGAGACATTGCTGACTTTAAATTTGAGAACATAACTGACATTGGTACTGAGGGAACTAGAGTTGCATCTGGTACTACAGCTCAGCGTGGTTCTACTGCTGGTCAATGGAGATTTAATACTACTACTGGAAAATTTGAGGGTAGAAATGCTGGTAGCTTTGTTTCTTTAGAAGTCACACCTACTGTCACATCTGTTGATGATGCTGAGGTAGATAGTGGAGCTGGTGGTAATCAAACTTTTGTAATTACTGGTGCAAATTTTAATAGTGGCGATATTGCATCTTTTGTTGGTACAGAAGGATCTAATTTTAATGCCTCATCAACAACAGTAGATAGTGCAACACAAATTACAGCAGTTGTTGCTAAATCTAATTTTATAAATTCTAAAGAACCTTACGATATAAAAATCACAACTTCTGGGGGTTTATCTGGAGTATTAGATAATGTTATAAGTGTAGATAATTCTCCAACTTGGAGTACCTCAGCTGGTAGCTTAGGAACTATTGGAATAAACCATAGTGGTAATCATTTTACACTTGTTGCAACAGACCCAGATAGTGATGCAATCACATACGCAGTACAATCTGGTTCTTTACCTACTGGCACATCATTAAGCACAGCTGGAGTAATTTCTGGAACAGTTGGTGGTTCTGCTGCTACATTTAGTTTTACAGTTAGAGCAACAGCAAATTCAAAAACAGTAGATAGAACTTTTACAATAACAACAGAATTAGCTAATTACTTTGGAGATGGATCTGATGGTGCATTAGATACCACACCATAATAAAAAGGAGAATATATAAAATGGCAAATGTGACTTACACAGTACAAAATAAAAATGGATCATACGATGGAGATATGGTCGTTAAACAATATACTACTGTTAATATAGATAGTGGCGATACTGTCACAACAGATCAACCATGTAGAGGAATGTTTTTATTATCTACAGGAAATTTTACTGTTAATGGTACTCTTTCAATGAGGAGCAAAGGTGCTTTTGCCGATCCTACTGCAAGTGGTGGTTCAGATAGTAATGCAGTAGATAGTAATGGATTAAGATTTCCATTCTTAACATCTGGTGGCTCATCATCTTTAACTGCTGCAAATACTTTATTAAATGGTTGTGGAACAGCAGCTAGAAGTGTCATAGCAAATTTTTTGAGCTTATCTTCTAATGGTACTGTTCTTACAGTAGTTAGACAAGGTGCTAATGGTGGATCTGCTCAAACAACTAACTCATCACAAAGTTTTGATGGTCATGATGGTTCAAATGGTTCAACTGGTCAATCTGGTGGCGGTGCTGGTGGAGCAGCAAATTATAATGGTACTTCTGGTGCTGGTGCTTATGGCTCATGTTTTTCTGGTGGCTCTGGCGGTGGTGCGAATGATGATAGTCAAGGTTCAAATTATGGTGGTGTTGGTGGCTCTACTACAAGTGCAGCTAATTGGGGTGGTGCTGGCGGAAATTCTGGAACTGGTCATGGCTCAGCTGGATCTGGTGGTGCGGGAAATCCAGTTGGTAATAGTTATGATACATCTGGTGGTACTGGCGGTAATAATACAGTTGCAGTAAATGCAGATGAGGGAAATGGAACTGGTGGTTTAATTATTATTGTAGCAAAAGGAAATGTAGTTGTAGGTGCTAGTGGAAAAATTACAGCAGAGGGTGGTCGTTCAGACCATGCTGTTGGTTCTAATGATTGGGTGACTACTGGAGGTGCTGCGGGTGGTGGAAACATCATTATTGCACATAAAGGAACATATACAAACAATGGAACTGTGACAGCTAATGGCGGAGAAAGTGGAAAAACTTGGTATAATTCTGTAGGTGGTACTCGTTCAAGTGGTACTTTTTGTTCTGTTGGTGGCGATGGTGGTAATGGTTCTGTTCAAACATTGCAAATTTCGTAATGCAACATGAAATCATTGATAATTTTTTAGATAAAAAGCAATTTGAAAAAGTAAAAAATAAATTATTACATCATAATTTTGGTTGGTTTTTATCACATGATGTAGCAAGTACAAATAATGGAAACCCAGAACATTATAATTTTACTCACAAATTCTATGAACATTATAGAATAAACTCTGAGGCATTTAGTGATTTATTATTTATTATAAATAAACTTGAAGTTAAATCTTTATTAAGAATAAAAGCAAATTTATATCCTAAAACCGAAAAAATAATAGAACACGATTTCCATGTTGACTATGAGTTTCCTCATAAATCAGCATTATATATGATGAATACAAACAATGGTTTTACTATTTTAGAAGATGGAACAAAAATAAAAACTAAAGAAAACAGAATGTTGTTATTTGATGCAAGTAAAAAACATAAAAGCACAACTTGCACAGATGATATTTACAAATGCAATATAATATTTAATTATTTTTAAAAGGAGATGCTATGAAGATTGCCTTGGTTATGCTCATGTGTAGCGCAATCGAGGGAGTTTGTATGCCGCCTCACATGATGCCAACAACATATAATACTTATTATGATTGCCTCTTATCTGGTTATGAGGAGGCTGTTAAAAAACAAACAGAAATAGGGAGAGAGGAAACTAATAAACATAATATATTTATTAGGTTTTCTTGTGAGCCAGTAAATGAAATCTAAAAAAAAAATTACTAAAACATCTATTGAGCAAGCAAATGGTATAAGAATATCTTACCATGAAAAGGTTTGCCAAGAGCGCATGAAAACTATTTTTAAAGTATTAGATGAAATGCGAAAAGATGTTAAAGAATTAAAAGCCGATATGAATCGGGGTAAAGGTGCCGCTGCAATTATAATATTAATTGGAGGTTTACTTGGCTCGATCTTTTACTACTTCACGAAATAGAAACACCGCTGCCGTAGGCTTATCGAATGAGCTGCTTGCTCAATCTCATTTTGCTAAGGATCCAAACTTAATTGTTTTCATTCCTGCAGGTGGTCTTGGACCAATCGATATACTTACGCTTAACATCAAAACAGGGGAGTACCAAGCTTATGACGTTAAGACTCAAAACTATCGAAGATCTGGAACAAAGATCTATCGAGCTAAAACAAAAGAGCAAAATAAACTAGGTGTCAAAATTCTTAACTTTGACCCAGAAAAGGATAAATGATTTATGGAAGATGTTAAAGAAAGAATCCGACAACATGAGGGGTTTAGGCGTTCTGTCTATTCCGATAGCTTGGGTTTCGCTACTATTGGTTATGGTCATTTGGTATTACCTACCGATAACTTTGTTGAGGGTGTGGAGTATTCTAAAGAAGAGCTTGATGCTGTGTTTGATAAAGACTTTCAAATTGCTCTCACTTCTGCTGATGAGCTGTTGGAAGAAATAGATCCTAACGAAAAATTTACTACAATTAGAGGATTGATTTGTGAGATGTGTTTCCAATTAGGCAAGCCTCGAGTAAGCAAATTCAAGAAAATGTGGGAGGGTATTAGAGCTGCAGACTATAATAAAGCTGCGGATGAGATGCTCGATTCCAACTGGCATAAGCAAACAACTAAGAGATGTGAAGAGTTAGCTGGTATAATGAGGAGCTGCGCATGATCCATCTATTAAAAATATTTAATAATCCATTAACTAAAATGGTTATTAATAAAGCAACAGATCACTTTAAACATAAAGCAGAAAAGACAAAAGTAATTAGAGCTGCTGAAATAGAGGCAGCTAAAGATGTAGATATAACTAGGATTAAAAGCCAGGATCAATCATACAAAGATGAGATCTTAATGCTCTGGCTAATTGGAATGCTGACTACAGGTTGGTTTCCTGGGACCAGAGAAAACTTTAGAGAGTGGGTTTCTATAATCAATGAGCTGCCAGACAGCGTATGGTACTTGGTAATCATCGTATTTTCTGCGAGTTTCGGAACTAGAATTACAAAGTCTGTTCTTGATCGAAAGAAAAAGTAAATGGCTCGTATCAAGTTTGATATTACTAAACAGCCACACGAACGGATCCCAAAGAAAACAAGTATTGGCAGAAGACCGAAGTTTTCAAGTATGAATAAAAATAAAAAACGTTCGTGGAAAAAATATAATTCGCAGGGTAAATAATGAAAAAAGATAATGATACAATTAAAGTAAGCTCTGAGTCTAAACTACAATTACCGCTCGCTAATTTAATTGGAATTATTATTGTAGTTTCTGGAGCTGTGTTTGGTTATGCAAATTTAACTGGGAGGATTAGCTCGTTAGAAACTGCTGATACTTTATTCCAAGCTGATCTTTTAAAAAAGGCTGAGCAAGAACCTAAGAACCTAGAGATGTATATGTTGATCGAACATCTTGCGGGACAAATAGAAAGTATTGAAAAAGAGATCGAGGCTAGCAGATATAACAAAGTTAATATCGATCACATTAAAGAACAAGTAAACGTTCTACAAAAACAAATAGATAAATTAAGAAACGGAAGTCATTAAATGGAACAAACAATTATAGCTTTACTTCTCCTGGTCAACAATGAGATTAAGGAGGCAAGATTGCAGCCAGATTTAAGTACCTGTTTAAAAGGTAAAAGAATTGCAAACAGAGATGTTTCAGAAAATATAGAATACAGATGTATTAAATCAAAGGCTGAGCTTGAAAAAAATATAGACGGCTCATACTCAATTAAAAAATTAATAATGGAATAATGATAGATAGATTTTTATATAATTGCTTTGCAGCTCTAGACACTTTTTCTAATTTCTTATTTGGTTGGATGGAACCCAAGTATTGTAAGTGCAATATTAATACTGGATCCAAAAGAAAATGTAAGAGATGTGGATGCAAAAGAATACTCAAATAAACTTGTGTTAGACTTGTGTTAAAATAGTGTTTCAAACTGAAACATGATTGTAAAATAAAGCTTATTATATAGGTATATCTGCTAATACTTTTTAATCTAAAACAGGTTGTTTCTGTTGATAGTAAATAATAGTATTAGATTTAATAGTCGGTTTTCTAAACCGAGGGTCGGAGGTTCGAATCCTCCAGGGCGCGCCATTTATCTAGCTTTTTTTATCTGGTAAATTAATTTGTGTAGGTTTTGTGTTTTTTGTATTAACCACATGAACATTAAATTTAACCTTTTCTTGTTCTATTCTTAAGTATTCATTTAACTTATTTTTTAAATCTTTGAACTGATAATATCCTGGGGTATTTTTTTCTAATTTTTTAGTAAATTCATAACAACATAAATATAAGTTATTTAATTCTTTAAGGTTTAGTATCATATTAGTTTACTCCATATTGTTTTAGTTTAAGCGGGGATAAGAATCCCCGCCTTTTTTTTTGCCTAAGATTTATTAAAAGTATCTTGATATGCCATTTCTCGTTCAAGCTTTGGCAGCATCGGAGCGTAATTATTCTGCAGCCTTTGCTCTTCTTGGATATTAAGATCTATCTCTTTCCATTTCTTGTGGATCATGCCATGTTTTGTATGGTCTATATTGGCAAGTAGATCCTCTGGTTTACCAGCAAAAAATTTATTAATATCATATCCCTCAGTTTTACATAAGAAGAATAGCCTATCAGCTGATATGCCGTTGGCAGCTTTCTCGTACTTCTGTATCTGTTGGAAACTCACGTTTTGTTTTTCCGCTATCTTAGATTGCGTCTTAACATTTGGGATCGCTTTCTCAGATCCGTCTCCATGTTTAATGATCTTATCTAAGTGTCTCATCGCAAACATAACTTTTGCTATATTTGCTTTCTCAAGTAGTATTGCGCTAATAATCATTAGCTCCTCCATTGGTTATTAGATTATTTAGTGCAGCGGTTCTTTTGTTTTTATTCAAATCAGATAAAGGCTTTTGATAGAAACCTTTAAATGTTTTCAATTCTTTTTCCCATCCATATCTTGCAGCGAATGAGGCATCATCCAAGACTCTCTTAGCATACATAACTGATGCGCTAAACTTTCTAAAAGGAGAGGCTCCCTTATGCCATTCGACTCCAACTCTAGCAGCTGCTTTCTTAACTACATCTGCAGCATATTCTTTTCTGTATGGAAAGACTCTTCTGTATTGTCTAGCAAAAGTCTTAGGATTAATTTGTATATCCATCCAGGCTTTTAATAACTGATACAATGTTGCAGTTATCTGAACCTGTCTTTTTCTTTTATCTGTCTTTAGATAGTTTGGTCTAAAATTACTATCTCCATCTAGTGAATGTTTAACATCGATCACATAGAATCCTTGCTCTTCATCCTGGTAAACATCCTCGTAGCAAACACCAAGAGCTGCGCTTAGCTCTATTCCAGTTTCTGCTAACATGTGGACCCATGCTTTTTTACCTGGGTGTTTTTCTGAATTAATCATATTAAAGACTTCATTAGATTTAGGCAGCCAGTTATCTTTAGGTGCAGCTCTGTTTTCTAATTGTCTAGGATGGAACTCAAATGCTAAGATCTCTTCAATCTCAATGTTCCATTCCTGGTCTTTACAAAAGATTAAAAAGTTTTTGAAATATCTTAATGCTCTATTAACTACAAGCTTACCAATCTTTTCCTTGGTTCTAATACCATTGGATACCTTACAGCTCGTTAATAAGCCGTGCTTAGTGCTTAGAGCGCCATGTTTAAAATCTGATGCCTTGTACTCATCTAGGTACGTTTTGCTAATATACGGCTGGATATGGGACTCTAAGATAGAGATATATCCATCTTTAGTCTTAGATTCTAGATCTGGCTCTGAATTTATAGATTTAAAGTATTCTTTAAAAGCATAGTCAAAAGTAATTCTATTAGTTTCTACTGGTTCCATTTTTATACCCAGCTCATCTATTGATTTTGTTAAGCAATCCTTTTCAAATTTGATTGCCTCTCTTTTTTTATTGATAGGGAAAGATCCAACAGTAAATACTTTACCACCTACCTTAACGTAAACTTTATACTTATTACCATTCTTAGCTATTCTTGTTTCCATGCTTTCCTTTCTCCTTGTATGGATTGTAAACTTCTAACTCTACCCAGGTAGTGTCTTTATCCTTTGGATCCTGGGTAGTAGTTTTCTTAGTTATTAATAATGGTTTTTTCCAAAAGGGTTTCTTCTTCAATTTAAGCAGCTCCTTGTTGTTGTTGTTTTTCTTTTTCTGCGTATTCTTTTTTTTTCTGTTCCCACCATGGCGCATAATCTTTGCTGCCATATTTAGGATCTTTATTAAAAGTGACCCAAGCACCAGAAGAAACTTTAATTGCTTGCTCAACTGGTTTTGGATAGTCATAACCTTGAACAACACCACCAGTACAAGCACCACCGCCATTGTTATCTGCAGCAGCAACAGATCCATCTGGCATCAACCAAATATCCTCATAGTATTTATAATCAACCATGCCATCAAATCCTGCGCCAGAATAAGTATTAACAAATTTTTCCATCTCATCTGTTTGCTCTTTGGTAGATCCTTTTTTCCAACCATCCTGTAAATAAATATCTACAGAACAACCCATTGAAAAATAAGCGCTCTTCTTTGCAAACTTGTATTGAGGATATTTCTTTTTAATACCATCAAGAATTAACGTTGCTAACTCTGTAGCAGAAACTGAAACGTAGGGATTTTTATTACCCTGGGCAACTTCTGCATCATACTTTGCTTTACATTTTTGATATAGTTTGTTCATTACGCAGCTCCTTTCTCATATTTAGATTTTAAATGATCGTTAGCGACATGTTGTTTTTCAAAATATTTTTCAAAACCAACATCGGCTACTTGATACCAAACTTCTTTGAATCCATTACCTTTTGGATTGTCATAACAAACCACCATAAGATCTCCAACCATTGTAGATCTTTGATCTGTAGTAGGAATCACAGAAAAATTAGATTTATCTTTTATCCAACTCTCCTCAATATTCTGTGTTCTTGAATATAACTGTTCAAGATTTTCCTCGACAGTTATGTTTTGACTTGGAACATAAGTAGCAACATGATCCCAAACTTTGTGATCTATTTCTCCTTTAAATGTTTTGTGTATTAATCTGATTTGTTCAATCATTACGCAGCCTCCATTTCGTAGTATTGTTGACGTTTTAATTGTGCATTGAAAACTTCTCCCTCAAAATGATGTTGCTTTAATTTCTTTAGATTCTTGAACCAAGCAACCATAACAGACAAATCGTTATTCATTTTGTAAGTAGTAGTTTTTAATTTTAAATGAATCTTACCAACGTAATCGTAGTTATGAGATCCAGTTAAAAACTTTTTAACAAAAGCATTTAACCATTTACCTTTGTCAGTTTTGATACCAATCTTTGGTAGTTTGTATTCTTTGTTTTTATAACCATCCTGGTATTGAACAAAGACATTACCTCCGTATATTGCTACTGTCATGATAACTCCTTTTGTTTAAGTGATTCTATTTTGTCGTAGTCGTAGTGGATATTATTTGTAAGATTTGAGATCTTTAATTGAAAGATTTTCTTACTCCAATAAGATCTAACAAATGAAACAAGTTTGTTTTCTGCCACGTTAGAATTTGAAAACGTGTATGTTCTGTTAAATTGTTTACCAGATTTAACATAACTAACTTTGTAAGTTTTATTCATTACGCAACCTCCAATGTTTTGATTAATAATTTTTTGTGAACCATACATTTCTAATATAGGCATGATTGTCAATATGTCAATGCCATATCTGTAATTAATTGACAATAAGGCAAAGTAAAAAAGGCGTAGGGGAATCCTCTGCTAAAGCAGCAATTTTAACGTGGTTATAAAAGGCTAGTAATTACGATTGTAATTTAACTAGCTGGTCTTGCAGCTGGATCACATCAACAAGTTTTGAGTGAGCCGTTTTTGAGAGAGCTGCTATACCTGGCGGGTAGATCCCGTCATTTTTTTTCTTCAATCTCAGAATTTTTACGTTCAGAGACTTTCTCTCTTTTTCCTTTTCCTGGATCTTTTTTTCCAGGTGTTCGTAGTGTGTTATCGCCATCGGTCTTTACCTCCTTTATGCGATTAAATTCATAGCTGATTGTTTTATCATCTATGATTATTTCAGCAGCGGTACTTGGCACACTTGCTTGGACCGCGCTATCCAGATCTTTAAAATTCTCATGAGCTGTAAAGCTTACGGAACCAGACCAGAATTTTTCAAATAGTTTACCCATTGGGATAATCTCTTTCTTTAATCATTTGTAAGTAGTGAATGGCTTTATTGATGTCTTTTATTTTGCCTTTTTTTTTATGTCTGCAGATGTATTTTATAGCGTTTCCCTCTGCAAAAGGCAAATCGTTTTCGTTGATAAATTCTGCTGGTTGGATCTTCATATTTTTATAATGATCTCCATCAACTTGCTCTTGTAAGCTTTGATATATTACTGGTTTAAAATCTTGACTCATTGTCATTTTATTATTTGAATACTTCTTGATTTTCCTTTTAAGTTTGTCAGCCATCCTCTTGCTATTAATTGTTTAATATATTCGTGAACACTATTTTTAGATTTGAGTTTAAGCGCCAGCTTAATTTCATCATAAGATGGCGCTATATTATTCTTAGAAATTTGTTTCTTGATAAACAAGTAAACGTTATTTTGTTTTTTTGTTAATCCAAATTTCTTAGACATTTCCCACTCTAAAATTGATCCGCAAATCCATCATCAGCTGCAGGTTTACTGCCTGTCTTTTTGATGGTAATTTTTAGATCTTTGTTTTCTTGGATATAACAAGATGCCTCCATCCAGGTTCCATCTATAGTAAAATTCTTTCTATAAGGTTTACCTGTCTTTTGGTTAGTCTTATCACTATCCACTAACACTAAGTCTGGTTTATTATCTCCAGGCTTTTTGTCAGCATTCCTTTTCATTGAAAAGGTACAGACCCAATTAGGATCCTTTGGTTTTTGAAAGTCAGCCATAAAATTATCCTCCTATTAATTGCTGTTTTCTATCCTTAAAAGCTTTGACGATTTCATCAAACTTTTTAGAATCTTTTGTTTTAAGCTCAGTTAAATATTTTTTATTTTTACTTGCGAGCTGATCCAAGTTTGCTTGTGATGCAATATTTTTAATTCTTTCTAAAATGATAGAGCTTATATTTAGATCTAAACCTACATTCTCATTGTTGTTTGTTTGTAAGTTTGGCAGCTCTTCATTAGAATAAACTTGACCATGAATCCCCAATGCTTTTAAGATTGCTCTATCAGCAGCTCTCTTTTCAGCAACAGATACTGGATACATATAATCATTGTTAAGTGGAGAGACTTCTCCAAATGTAATATATTTTTTACCTTTAAATTCAGCTACAGCTTTAACTACAACACATCCTTTTTCTAAATTACAACTTTGTAAAAATGGTTCTACCTGGATGTCATATCTTGCTGCTAGTTTTTCTACTTCAAAATGTTTAATTGCAAACTTACCATTATCAATCTGCCACATACCACCATTGGATCTAAGTTTAGCTAGATCTGTTTGTATGTTATTTATATCTACTACTTTACCCATAAACACTTTCCGCTATCCAGGCAGTTTGAATAAGAAACAGCACCCGCTGCGGTGTGCAAACTATTCTGATCCGCCTGGACAACATCATTCGCATATACTTTTATAACTAATAGGGAGCAGAAAATTACTAGCAATAGACAAAGATTCTTTAAACTAGCTTTTTTCTTTCGTGCGAATTTTTTTTCTAAAAGAATCTGCTGCATATTTAATACTTCTGGATTCTTCATAAACTCATTACCAATTCTATTACTTCTACAGTAGCTACTATCGCAAGCTCTATAGCCAGTATTGTATGATAGACATGCCATACAACTCCTTTACTTTTTATTTTTTTCATTAATTTAAACCCCATAATTTTTTAGCTATATCCAAATGCTCTCCCATGCCTTTCCAAAAAAAGTGGGTAAAGTCTGGAGAGATCTCTTCTACCCAGGTAGATTTACCTGCGTGTCTTTCCATAATTAATTCTCTTTCTTGTGCAACTCTATCCATCTTACTTAAATAAAGTTTTAAGTTTTCTGGTTTTAAATCATCGCAATTTTCTGGAGTAAAAATATTATAATTCTCCTCATTCATTACGAGTAAGTGTGGTTTCTTTTTTTCATTACAGGCAAAATAGTATGTAGCTACTTGCAAGATATGATCGGACCACCCCATATAACCTTTTTTAATATTTGGCAGTGAGTAGGTACTGGTTCCATCTTTCTTGGGTCGATTCTTTTTTCTGTGTTTGGTTTTAAATTCTACAAACGCATTCTCGTTTTCTATATCTATTCTACCCGTCACTGGTAGAACCGCATTTTTTAAATTTAATGCAATAGATCTTTCGCATTCTGTTTCTCCAGTTAATGCAATTTCTTTCATAGCATCTTTTAATGTTTGGTATGACTTTGCTAAACCAGCTCTTGAGATCTCGTAAACTTTTTTATCTTCTTCATCTACTGGAGTATAAGAATTAAAAGCATCGCAACTGTCGGTACCTTGCTCTAATATTTTTTCAAAAATTTTTCTTTGTGCTGGTATAGATTCTTTAGTTAATCCTTTACCTTTAATATACTTCCACTCAAACTTTCCGAATGTAAGTTTAAGCAGCTCTCCTAGGCATGTTCCCGTAAACATCTTTGCATTACCAGGTAGATCTCTTCTTTCTTCTTGTGATAAGTATAAATATTTATATGCCCAGAGACATATCATCGAATTTAATTGAGTAGGGGACCAGTGATTAAGTTTGTAGATCTCTACCCAAGCAGGCAGCTCTTTAATGTTGTCTAAAAAATCATCTGTAATTTCTTTTGCTACAGCTTTTTCTTTTGTAATCATAAAATCAAATCAATAGATTCTTTTATGTACAAATATGGAATACTGTCAATACAAAATAGGTATATTTGTGTATTTTTACAACTTATGTGTTAACAAATTG